GTCATAGTTATCGCCTTTCTTAAATTCAGAACCATAAACTAATACGTTAACTGAATTAGCACCTTGGTTGTCAGTAAACACATCGTTTAAGTCTACAACTCCGTAAGGAGCTACTTCAATAACAGCTGAACCAGCAGTTACTAATGTAACTAATGCTTTAACCGTACCTTCAGAACTAGCGATAATAACAGTATCGTTTTTTCTAATACCGTGAGCAGCACCAGCTGTTTGACCATCGATGTCGTTACCGATAGTAATTTGACCACCCACAATTGTACCAGCATCACCATTAGTGATTTGTCCAGTATAATGTAAGTGTAAACGACCTTGCTCAGACCAAATAACTTGGTCAGCGCTCATCGCTTCTTCAGCTCCAACTTGTGATAAGAAACCTGAAATAGTTCTTGGTCCGAACACTTCAGCTTCTTTCTCCATTAGATCTGGTAAATATTGTTGCGCCCAGCCTTGTCCAGCTGTAGACGTAAAATCAAAGTAGTTTGTAGATAATGTTTGCTGTTGTGGAGCAGGCACACTATTTAAACTACCTCCAGGAGTAATTGCCATAATTTTGTAATTTTAAATTGTTAATTTTTCTTTTTAATTCTAAATTTGAAATCAGAACTTTCGTCATTAAGCGCTCTTACTCTAAATCCACTAGTATTTACGTTTTCAACGTGTTCTTGTCTAGGATCCATGCTAACATTTTTAGACTTAGCAATGCTTTCTTTTATAGCGTCAGCTTTACCTTGTTCATAAAAATGATTTGCAATACGATCTGGATTCATTGCAGTAAAAAGCCCTTTGTGGTAACCTTCTGCATCAGCCATAGTATTATCTTCATTAAGAAACTTTCCTATAAAGTTATTAATATCGCTTTGCTTAGTTTTTACCGTATCAATGTCTTTAACATTAAATCTAAATCTTTTTTCACCAACATTGTATTCAAAACCTTTGAATTTGTCGCTAAATACTTTTTCAGACTTTTGCTTAAAAACTTTTGACATTTTTTTACTAGACTCTGATTCTTCATTGTATCTGTTGAAGAAGTTAATAGCTTTCTGTTGTTCTTCAGTCAGTTTACTTCCAGCTTTAATTTCTTCATAATATTTGGATTTTACACTTTCCAAGTGTTGCCTTGCTTGAGCAACTTGCTCCTTCATGGCTAGTTTTTTTCTTTTAATTTCTTTTTCATCATCTAATTCTTCGTCATAAGAAAAAGTGTCTTCCATGACAAAGTCTATTTCTTCGTTTGATAGATGAGGTTTTGTTTGCTTGTAATATTCTTGTAACAAACTTTGATTATCCATGTCTGTATAATCTTTGTTTATAGAGACATAATCTTCCAAACTTCCACCAGTGTCTTCTATAAAGTCTACAAGTTTTTGAATATTTTCTGGTAACGCTTTTCCAGTTTGTTGGGCTTCTGCTACAGCTTCTTCAGCTTGTTCAGCTAACTCTTCAACTTGTTGTTTTACCTCTTGTTCGGTTACCTCTTCTACAATTGGTTGTTCTTGTGTTTCAACTTCCGGTTGTACTTTTTCTTGTTCCGGTGTGGTTGTGGTGTCTTCAACGAGTTCAACCACTCCTGTGTCGTCAGTGTTGTTTTCAACAACTTCTTCTTTAGGTTCTTCATTTTGTACCGGTGGTTCATCTAAATTTACTTTAGTAACTGTTTGCTCTATTTCTTGCGAAACAGGTTTTTCTAAACTAACTTTAGTTACGTTGTTTTCTGTTTTGTTTTTAGCAGTTTGCTTTTTTACTTTTTCTTTTACTTTTAAAGAACCAGTTTCGTTGTCAACAACTGGCTCTTCCTTTTTTTCTTTTGCCATAATATAATATAATAATAGTTAATAAATTTATCTTGGACCAAACTCTGACATATCACCTATCGCTTCTCCTCCTAATATATCATTACCTGATGATTCAAAGTTTTTAGGTGGTTTGTTGTTTTTTCTTTGGTCTATAAGCTCACTTTGTTGCGTAGCTTGTATTTTTGTTCTTTTATCTTTTCTGTCTTCTTTTTCTTTATTTCCAGCTGATTTCTTT